TCAACCATGGTGCGGTAAAAGCCCACTTCATCGACCCATGGCCGGAGGGTAAGCGCATCCTCAAGAACGAGTTCAACCAGACCCGGTGCTTCTTCCAAGCTACTCTGAAGGACAACCCAGCCCTCGCCAATGACCCGGTCTACGTGGCGCAGTTGGAGGGCATCCGCGATCCGGTACTGAAGCGGGCGTGGCGTGATGGCGATTGGACTGTGGCGCTGGGCTCCTTGTTTGGGGATGTGTACTCACCGAACAAGCATATGCTGCCCTTCTCGATCACCGGCAATGACATCCCGGACGGGTGGCCTCGGTTTAGGGCCCTTGACTGGGGCTCATCTACGCCTTTCTGCTGCATGTGGTATTGCATCGCCAATGGCGAGGAGTTGAACAACCCCATGCTTGTAAAGCGCATGGGGTGGACTTTCCCACCTGGGGCGCTCATTTTCTACCGGGAGTACTACGGGCAGGCCCCGGGGGGTGGGCGTGACGAGGGTTGCAAGCTCGGGTCCAACGAGGTGGCAGCAAATATCCGTCGTCTGGAGATCGAGGGCAACGAGCGTGGTAAGGTACGCCCGGGGCCGGCGGATACCCAGATATTCGCTGTGCTGGATGGAACCCCGATCTACTCCAACTTCTACAAGGCCGGCATCAAGTTCGTCGAAGCGAACAAGTCCCCAGGTAGTATAGCCGCTGGGTGTGAGCTGATCCGGTCGAGGCTTATCGGGCACGGGGATCGCCCAGACATCTATTTCACGCGGGATTGCGTGCATACCGCCCGCACTTTGCCAGTCCTTGCGAGAGATCCGAAGAAGCCGGATCAGCCAGCCCCCCGGCAGGAGGACCATTGCACGGATGTTGTACGCTACAGTTGCCTTGCCCAGGAGGTGAAAACGAAGACGGCCGCGCAACAGCAGCGCATTTCGGCGGCGGACGAGTTCTACAAAGAGATGATGAGGGATGACTGGTGATACCGCACGGATACCTTGATATTTCCAGATTTAGCGTATCTTGGCACTATGGAGAATAGCAGTGGCAAAGTATAAGAGTAAGACCCCGGATCTTCCCCCGCAGTTCCAGAAGCCCGCGCCGGGCAAGCTGGCCAGCATGCCGGATACGAAGGGCCACAGCCTGTATTCGTATCTGTCCGACATGAAGCGTCGTTGGGCGGACTCCAAACGAGCAGAGATCATACCCACGTTGGAGAAATGCTGGCGCAACTTCAACAGCTTACCGGAAACGGACGACACCCCCCAGACTTCGCGAGGGAAGAAACCGTGGAGGTCTGATGCTTTCCACCCGCTGACGGAGCAAAAGGTCATGGCTGGCGTCAGCCAGATGGATGACGTTCTGTTTCGGGAAGGGAAGTTCCCATACGCATACAAGACTAGCCCGATTACAGATGCGGGGTTGGACACGATTACGTTTGACCGGAAGGAAAACGAGCCTCTGACGGAGGAAGAGCAGAAGATCGCCAACATGGGCAGGATCGCCAAACGTAAAATGCGCCTCATGAAGCGTGTAACAGACGACCAGTTTGCAGAGTGCAGCGCAGTTGAAGAGGCTCGCAGCATGCTTTTCTCCGCAGCCCTGTATGGCACCGCAGCGGTGGAGTCCCCGATCGTCGTGCAGAGAACCCGGAATAAGTGGGATGGCGACAAGCTTACCACCGAGAAGGAGGACGCAGCATCGTTCAAGGCCCTCGACATCTGGCTCTGCTGGCCGGATCCAGACTGCGGTGGGGATGTTCAGAAGGGGCGGGGGTTCTTCACTCAGACCGACTACATGCTGCAGGACATTCTCTCCCTGCGTGATCAAGTGTTCGAAGAGATCGAGAGCGAAGACCCGGAGTTCGACTACATCAAGGACAATTTCGATGCATTGATCCTGTCTTTGCAGGGAAAAACCGAGTCGAACCAGCAGCAACCCGAGGGCAGCAACGCAGACAAAACGTATGTCGAGGATCGCCCTTGGCTGAAGGGCAACCGCGGCGATATGGAGGGCGTATTCCCTTGGATAAAATTTGCGGGGTCCGTGCCGAATCGGTTCTTGAGGGGTATTATCGAGGGGGTAACCGACGACGGCAAATACTCCGAGATCATTGCGGAATACTGCAACGGGTATCTGGTGAAAGCCGCCCTGAATCCGTTCCCGAAACAGCGCCGGCCGTTCCATTTGGTGCCCCTCACAAAGATCCCCGGGTCATGCTGGGGCCGGGGTGTGGCGCAGAAGATCTTCGATCACCAAGAGAACATCAATCGGCTGATCCGGCAGTACATTGATAATAAAAGGCTATCCGGAAATCTCATGACCGCCATCGATCGCGACAAGCTGAAAGAGGGCGAAGGCTTGGAGATCTACCCGGGGCGCAATTGGGAGTTCGACCAGGGGTACGGCGATACGGACGTTCGGAAACTTATTCAACAGGTTTCCCTGCAGGACGTCACCGAGGGTGTGCTCGAGGCCATTCAAATGTTCATGATGTGGGCGGACGCCGCTTCCGGTATTCCCCGCATCCTTGAGGGGTCTGCCAGCGAGAGCGGGGCGACAGCCTACGCAGAGAATCAGCGTATCATCGCGGCCAGCAAGCAGCTCGGTTTGATGCTGAAGAATCTCGACACCTTCGGCTGGGTTCCAATTGCGGAGTCGTTCTACGACTGGAATATGGAATTTGGGGAGGACGACAGGATCAAGGGCGAGTTCCAAGTTATCGCGACAGGGTTCTCCTCTTTCGAGAACAAGAACATGAAGAAGCTGGACCTCGAGCGAATGATGCTTATGGCCCAACAGAACCCACTCCTGGGCAATCGCATCAAGGCCGCCCCACTGCTGGAGGACTGGTTCCAGACATCATCCCTGGACACGGACAGGTATTTGCTCACCGAGATCGAGGCGCAGTAGCAGATGCAGGAGAGCAAGCAGGCGTCTTTGGAGGAGCAGCAGGCCATGTTGGAATATCAGCAGGCCATGCGCGAACGCGAGCATGCAGCCGAGCTGGAGGTGGTAAAGGCGAAGGCCGACTTCAGCGGAGCTACTCGCATGCAGCTTGAGCAGATGAAATCCGAGGTAAAGCTGGTCACGGATCGCATGAAGATCGAAGCGCAGAAGGCCACGAAGGCTGCGGAGTTGTCGGTCCAGAAAATGATCAAGGCGGCTGAACTGGAGATGGAAGGTAAAAAACTGAGGAGTGGGAATGGAAAGTCCGAAAGAACTGGCAGTAGCAGCAAACCTAACCGTGGACGAGATTCGGGCCGCGGAAAGAATAGCTAGGCTCGACGAAGCCAAGACTATTGTAGAGTTGCTGACGAGGAGACTCTGGCGTGTGCGCCAGGGGTCTGACTCCTGCGGTGCGGATGACTTGCTCCGGAACCAAGGCAGCATACGAGTTTTGAAGGAAGTAATTTCACTTTTCACGAGGAGGAACGTGGATGAAGACAGAGCGGATTGATAACGACACTGGGGCGGACGAGGACTTTGACACCGGAGGTGATTCCGGTGCGGAGTTGGAAGAGGGGGGCGCGGAAGATTTCGACGCTCAAGCTCTCTGGAACGAGACTGTCTCATCCCTGAAGAAGGAAAGTGAGACACCCGAGACACCCGAGACAGATCCGGGTGAGGAAGAGGAAGAGACCCCTGCAGGAGAGGAGCAGGAGGGAGAGGAGCAGGAGGGAGAGGAGCAAGAAGAGGAGGAATCTGATGAAGAGCCCGAAGAGACCGCAGCGGAATTGAAGGCCCGCTTGGCTGCAGTGGAGGCCAAGTTGCAGGCGCAGTCCGAGGCGGAAGAGGAAGGCGAAGAGGCAGATCCCGACCTCGAGCTTACAGAGCAGGAGAAGGAACTTCTTGAGTTTTCGGAAGGTCTGGATACAATGGTGGAGAAGTTGGCGACGAAAGCCGCCCTCAAGCTCTTTAAGAAATACAAGCAGGACCAGGCCGCCGAAGCTTCTAAGGAAACTGAGGCCGCCAAGGAAGAGACGTTCTGGGGAGAACTCTCTTCGTGGTTCAGTGAAGAGAGCCCCGATCTCAAACTGGATCAAGTCCGCCAATCGCCAGACTTCAATGACTGGCTGGCAAACCACAAAACGTGGGTAGACACCCAACTCGCAAGTGCGAAAGGGAAATACGATACATCGGGAGCGAAGGCAGTTTTCAAGAGGTACATGAGAGAGTCCAACCCAGGATCTCCACCACCTTCGAAAAAGACGCCTGGAGGAAAGAAACGCATGGCAGCCGCAAGGACGCCTGCAAGCCTTTCCACAACCCGCAAACCGTCGCGCCCCGAGGCTACGTCGGCAGACGCCATCTGGAAACAGGAAACGGCGAGGCTGGCGAAGCAGCATAGCGCGGCTCAACAGTATCTGTAGTCCTATTTTCGGAGAAATTTTATGAGTACTACCCAAGGTGCATACGGCGGAATCGATTTCCGTACAGCCAATTCCGGCGCTCTCGGTGTAAAAGCCGCAGCTCGCCTCTTGTTCGATGCCAAGAAGCGCATGATGCTCATGCGTTGGTCCAAGCAGGAAGACCTGCCCCAGAAGAGTGGCCAGACCATTCAATGGCGTCGGTATCACAACATCGACACGGGCCTCAACCCGATCCTCGGTGACCAGAATCCCACCGCAACCAAGCTGACTTGGACGGACTTCACCAGCACCCTGTATCGCTACGGCGGTGTTGCTGACATCCCCGAGCACATGCAGTTGCTGCACGAAGACGACCTGTCCATGGTCGCCTCCAGCCTCCTGTCTTACGACCTGTATCGTAAGATCGAAACCTTGGCATTCAATACGGTCAAGGCGGGAACCAACGTCGTTTACGCCAATGGTGTAGCCGGCCGGGCCAACATCGTGTCTGTGATGACCGAGAATGACGTCGAGTACGCCATCTCGATCCTCGAGGAAAACAACGCGGAAGAGATTTCCGAGTTGGTGACCAACAGCCCCGACTACCTGACCT